CTACAGATGCTCCGTAGTTCTCAGGATTGTTGACGTAAGAGGCTAGTTGCTCGTTACTTAATGACTCGCTCATACACCCTATGTTCTAGGGTAGACTGGTTTTTGTCAGGGTAAAGGAGAACCAAAATGGGGTTAACACACCACGTTGCAATAGCAGTTGTTAATGAAAACCGCTTTCAAGCGATGTGTAACCCCATTAAATGTGGTTGGGCTGGTTCAGTTACAGATTTGAGGTCTGTGGCTGAGTTTGAGCGGGAGATTCACTACATTGAAATTCTTGCCCTTGATACACAGCATGACCCTCAATAATGTGAACCGCTTCAATTGCAAAGCGACCTGTTTCTTCGTTGTAAAAAACAATTCCTACACCTTGTTGCCAGTTTTCAAAGTGGAGCCCTGGACGACCGTCAGAACCAACGCCTGAGTTAACAGACGGTACTGCTCCATCCACTCTGCATAAACATCCTGGGCTGAAGGCAACGCTTCTGATTGGTCCGTCTGCGTCGAAAGTTGTTCTGTACTGCAACTCAATACGATGGATGTGCCCAAAGATGGTAGAGAGATGCGGTGTGTCATTTGTGTACGCAACTGCCGTTGACCCGTTGCTTCGGACTTTGTTTCCGTGCATTGCTCGGAGATACTTACCGAGCCAGACAAAACTTTCTTGTGATGGATACTTGTCATAGAATTCCACTCCTAATTCTTTAAGACACAGCAGGTTCTGAACGCTCAGTACTGGGTCGCCCTCTAAATCGGTTGCTTTCTTTAGCCCATAAGATGCAGCAGCATTACGGGTTGCGTATAGGTTTAACCGATTGTCGTGGTTTCCCTCTAAAAGAACAATACGTGCATCAGGAGCAATTGCTCTCTGCTTTGCTAAGAAGGCATGACCGTAGTTAATGGCTGCTTGTGTTGTGTTAGCAAATGATGCTTCTTGAACGTACTTGGAGTGCTCCTGTAAGTCTAGGAAGTCTCCCAAGTTAATAACAGTATCAACACCAAACTTCTCTTGAACATACGCCATGATTTGTAATGCAACATCAATTGCTGCTTCATCGTGGAATGGGTCCATAGTTCCGTTTTCATAACGACGGTAACCAATTTGTGGGTCAGGCAAAATAAATGCACAACGCATTTTGGTATGTGACTTATCGTGACGAGTCGGTGTCCAACCCAAGTTAACGTTTACTGGGTCAGCAGGTCTGACTATCTCCCATTGCGGTCCTTCGGACCATGCAGGATGGATAACAAACTTAAGACCTTCAAGGTCGTGGACGGTTGCGTTACCTTCTTCGTCCTTAGTAACCGTCTGATAAGTCGAGACATTGACCTTACTAATGCGACCAATATCATCTGGGTCAAAACCATTCTTCTCAAGGAGTTCTCGAATCTTGCTTTGCTCAGCAGTCTTCTTTAATTCTTCCCAATTGTTATCTATCGACATGCACATATCCCCTGTCTGTGAGCACGCATTGTGTCCCTACACATTTGACTGTGGATGACTGTTTGAAGTTCACGCCATAATTCAGCGTGGTTTAAATCAGACTCCAGCATAACTTTTACAATCTCTGCTTTGTCTGATGAGAGGCTATTTAGCCAACGTGCGAATTTACAGTGTTTAGATTTAACTGGACGGTCATTTAAACGAACTAGAAGTTTTTGAAACTCTTCAATTGGTGCGTCTTGTTCCACGGTTGATGATTCCATCTCTACCCCTCTGTAAGGATTTGTTGAAGAAATCTTACAGAGGGTAGCGACGAAAAACTAGAGCGACTCGCCCACTAATTATTTTTTAATTTCTCCATAATTTGGAGCGTTGTCGCCCCAATTATAGAATGAACCAGAAGTCTGCTTAGACAAAGGAGTTGGAGTTCCGTAAGGGTCACTTTGGTTTGCCCAAGCAGTACGTGCTGATGCTGAAGACAGGTTTGTCGCACCAAGTGGACGTGGCGAAGTAACACCACGGTACGGCTGTACCGATTGCCCTTGGTTTTGTGCTGACGAGAGATTGCCGTTCATTGCTTATCGCATTGAGTCGGCAGAACCACCAGCGAAGCCTTGACGAGCACCCATTGTTGAAGGAACAATACGAGCATTCGCCATTGTTGCACCTGCTGCTGGGTCAATTGTTGGCATCTTTGCAGAGATAGAATGCTTTGCACCCTTACGCTCTGATGAACCTGCATCAACCTTAACTGGTGTACGACGTGGCTTTTCACCCATAACAGCAGGGTCTGCTGCTTGAGTATTCTTCTTTGGCATTAACTTGCCAACAACTGCACCTACAGCAATACGTGCACTTCCACCTGCAATCATTGATTGAAGATTGTCTGGCATATCTACTGAGGTTTTCTTTCCAGCACCATCAACGTGGTTGGATGCTGCACCTGCACGACGACGCATAGCGTGTCCCATCTTTCGGTAATCTGACATTGGAACTCCTTTGTGCCCTAAAAGAAGGATACCTTCTTTTAACTGGCTTGAATGCTAAATACGATGGCGGATATTTCCCCATCGCGGGATTCAATTGTGGTGAACCCTGGCTTGCATGTCAGGTCTAACCCTCTAGGGGCTACGTACCCACGAGCAATTGCTAGGGCTTTTACTGCTTGGTTTACTGCTCCAGCACCTACGGCACGCAGTTTTACCTGACGGTCTTGGTACAGGGCATGGGCAATTGCAGAAGCCACGGATTGTGGGTTACTTCCTGCACTTACTCGTAAGAACGGTTCGTCTGGGGAAACCGTTTTGTCAATTTCGGTCACGATTTAGTATTCCTTTGCTACGTTTTGTGTGCCATCCCTGCAACAAAGGTAGGTATAAATGACTAATAAATCAGCCTAAACGTGGTTCGTCTCTATATTTTGGGTCAGACATTTGCTTAATTACAGCCTTTTCTACAGCATCTATCCCAGTCCCTGAGACTAAGCGGGCTAGGGCGTAAGAGTCTGCAGCGTTGTCATCAGAGAACTCGATACCCCATCGTTTGTACATCTGGAGCAGCATCTCTTGCTTTTTGGCATTGCCTTTACCTGCAGCAAACTTCTTTAAGGTCATGGGAGGAACCTGTAACGGGTAAAAGTTATGCAAACGAAGTTCTAACTTTACTGCCCCTGCAAGTTCTCCAAGTTTAAGTGCTGCTGGGCTTTGCAGAACAGAGCCTTCCATGGCTACGTCTAGCACTTTGCCACCACGCACTTCATATTCGTAAATGACTTCTCTAATAAACTCTTGAATATCTAGTAATCGTTCTACGCCAAAATAAGGAGACTTGTAAACCCACGACGTGTACTTAGTAACGTCATCTGATTGAAGAGCAGTAATTGCAAACCCTGTTAATGATTGGTCAATACCTAGGTAAACTTCTTTACCTACTTCAAGACCACCATCAAATTGCTTGGTCGTCACAACGAGTCTTTACAGCGTATTCCAGTTGTTCAAGTGTTCCATCATTGCTGACAGCCCAATCATATTCATACTCGTCCATTTCCCATTCAGAGACATGACCATTTACTGCTTCAACACCTGGACGTTGTATTCTCCAAATTTGTCCACCAAACTCTTTTATAGCGTTTGCTTCATTCCTAAACCTAACGTCAGCAATTACATAATTCTCATTACGAGTCATTCCTGAAAACGCAGCCATAATCCAAATGTTTGGGTTAATGTGCATTCTTGCTGAGTAACCTAACGCTTGAAGAAACTCTCTAACTTCAGGTTTTGATTTTGTAATGTCCCACCCATAGGTATCAACCATGTCAGCAAGTCGTTCACCATCAATACTTGGGTTTACTGCGTAAAGTATTTTTCTAATTGGGTCAGCAAAAGCAACTCGGGTAAACCCTTTGTGAGTTACTAGGTAATCAGCAACCGTGTCTTTTCCTGAACGTGCATAACCTGATAGTCCGATAATCATGATGAGAATTTATCCTTTCGTGATGCACGGAAGTCAGAGGCTCTACGGGTTAGTTCACGAGAAACTAATGCTGTATCACGCTCTAAGTTATAGAACATTGCTTCAATCATCTTTCGATACGCATACGCTTTGTCTAAGTCTTCCGACAGTTTCAAAACCTTTGGGTCAATTGAAACCTCTGCCTTGATTGCTGTAATTCTTTCGCCTGTTGCTTTCTGTGTCATGCGAGTAACCATAAGTCTTGCAGATGCAACCTCTAAGGCTCGGTCTGCTGCACGCTCATCAACCTGTGCTGCTGACAATTGCGTGGCTACGTAGTTAGACCACGCAGTCAAAGTACTGAACAACTCACTAAGTTCTTCGCTGTCTAAATGCGTTAACTCTTTTGGCATAGTTGGAAAAGCGTCTTGTTTTGGAGCGTAGGCAAATCCTTGCTCTAGCAGTGTGTCTACGGCTTCTTGAGATGCTGGACCGAGTTTAAGCGTCATTGTCTACTCCAAATTGTTCGCAGGATTTACAGTTTAATCCAGGCTTGTTGCTGCACTCTGGTGGCACGCCGTTAGTAACAGCAGTTACAACTTCTTTAGCGTTATCAAAAATGTCCGCAACTAACTCAAAGTCTGCCTTAACAAGGAACTCCTTATAGTCTTGGTCAGCCTTTAGTTCGTACAAGAACACAATCTCGTTAACAGTCTCACCCATACGCTTCATCAATTCAAGATAAATCTGTCCCTGCATAAGGTGAGTTCTAAAAGGTCTACGAATACTTCTCCACGCCTTAGTTAAGTCGCCATCTGCTTTAGCGATTAACTCTGGGGCTTCAAACCGCAAGGTTCCTGTTCCAATTGATTTAATCTCAATAAGGCAATCAGCACCAATTCCCTTTATCCAACCGTCGGCATGACCAGCAATACGTAACTCATCATCAATTAACGGGATTTCCTTGTACTCAAGGAAATAAGCACGAGCATCACACATCCCACATTTAATTGGCGAAGTAGCGTAGAAAGTTCCACCACAAATATGGCATTGCCATTTTCCGTGGAGAGTACCCATTTCTCTAAACCAGTTCTGCCATTTAGCGTGGATGCTGTGTCCCTCGTCAAAGATGGACTGCAAACGTAGGTTTGGCTTCTCTTTCTTTACAGTGACTCCAGTTAGAGCAAAATACGATGCTCGTAAGCACCAATCTGACTTTGCCATTTCTGATGGATGCAAAACATCAGTACGACGTTCCTCTGCTGGCTTTGCCATCAAGTGTCGTTCAATGTCGCCAATCAGACGTGGGTTCGTCTTCTTTGCTTCTAAAAACCGTTTGAGTTCACTGCTCATCCCAATCGTCCAATCCCATAATGTATTGCTCTAATGTCATCTTCTTTTTGTAACTCTTTTTCCACTTTCGAACTAAAGCGTTACGTTCACGATGTGACATACCGCCCCAAATTCCATGTGGCTCTTCTCTTTCTACCGCATCCCACAGACAATTAAGTCTTGCAGGGCACGGGTTCTTACCGTTCTCTCCAAAGCAATACGACTTTGCTTCATCAGCAATTACCTTGTAAAGGTCTTTATCACGGGGAGGGTAAAAGATGTCGGTGTCGGCAACGCCTTTGCACCGTGCTTTATACCTCCACGCATAGGTAGGTTCATCCATTCACGATTCCTGTTCATAAGTTCTCTCTCATTTCTAGGTAATCGTCTTCAAGGAGAACCACGTAGTTCTCCCCATCTAGATGTAAACCAAGTACGGGTATTCGGCTATCTAAGATTGCCTCTCTCACTATCTTTTTTAAGACCTCTGATTTAATAGTGACTTGCTTCTTGCCAGTCCACTTATGTTCAATCAGTAAATCCTTTGAACGTACATCTCCCTTTCTAGACCAGAAGGCTCCAGAAGCAGCAGTGCGAGAACCATCAACCTTTTTGGCTATACGTTCTTCGTGTTTGCGTGATTGCTTCTGACCTTCTGATTTCATTTTTCTGGTGCTTCAAACATGTGGCTCTTGGTCTCACCAAGAACAGCGATGGTTGATGCAACGGTCTCAGTTATATCCATAACAATGACCATTAAATCTTCAGGATGACCAGTCTCGTGGATGTTGCGACCTGTAAACATCGAATCTTTGCTACGCACAACTTTGTTTACAATTCCTAGGAACTGGTCCATAGAAAGAAACCAATTTGGTCCTTCACCCAAGGTCAATCACCTTCTTTCTTAACTCTTCCATGAGGTCGATTTCCTCACGGATGCTTGCAATGACAGACTCCGTGCCTTGCCATTTACGCTCACCATAGTAGTACCAACCACCCTTACGTTCAATGATGCCATGCAGAACTGACATGGCTGCAATTTCTTTGGCAAAGTCGTACTCGCCTGGTTCACAAGAACCGCCTTTGTCAAAGTAAAAATCAAAGAAAGCCACTCTTTGTGGGGGTGCGGTCTTGTTCTTTAGGGTACGAATTTTGATGGTCTGCCCAACACGTTTTTTGTCGTTGCCAGTTCCAGCCTCAATCCATTCGTCACGACGAACTTCAGAGCGAGTAAAGAAAGCGTAGTTCTTGCCTTCTCCGCCAGGAGTGGTGCGAGGGTCTCCGTGCATTACGCCAATCTTCATACGGTATTGATTGATGACCAGTCCTAATACAGGACGCTCATCTTCTACCAAACTTCTTTTGATTGCTGAACCCACCACTCTAAAGAACTTGTTGGTCAGCAGTGCTCCACGTCCAACTGTCATCTCGTCCATGTTCTTTTCCATTTCTGGAGATGGAGACAAGGCTGGCAATGAGTCAATGACGATTGCGTCTACGGCTTTTGATTCAGCAAAAGCAATTACAGCGTCGTATGCCTCTTCCATAATGTTGGTTTCAATAACGATGACCTTGCTGGTATCTACACCACACATCTCTGCGTACTCTGGAACCCACTGCTCTGCAGCAACCCACACGGTTGTGTGGTCTGGGTTTAACTTTTGGTTAGCAGCAATTGTCTTTAGGGCAACCGCTGTTTTTCCGTGTGAGGACTCACCAATTAACTCATTCCACTGATTGCCAGGAAAACCCCCACCTAACACAAAGTCAAAAGTTGTTGACCCTGAAGTAATCCTAGGAATTAGGTCTTCTCTAATGTCCGAAGCAACAACGACTACATTGTCCCCAAAACGTTTGTTTAGTAGTGCAGCAACTTTTTTTGCTTCGTCATTAATCATCTCTGTTCTCCTTTGTAGCAATTAGTAAATCATTTACTGTGAGTAAATATCCTTTACTCATATTTGGCGGAATGTCACAAGAAATAGGTCGTCCAAATGACTCAACCGCATATTTGAGTATAGGTGTCGGTACTGACACCATCGTCTTTTGAAGAACAAACACCCAATAATCTGCTTTTGTTACAGATAACCCCGAAGGTTCCCAACATTGACAAGACAAGTGGTAACACTCTGTTTCGATGTACAGATTGTTTGTTCGCACCCATTGTCGGTCAGTTTTAACCTCAACAGTTTTACCTGATGTGTGAAGTTCTTTAACAAGGGCTTCGCCTTCTTGTCCGAACTTTAAATCTAAATCAAAGTCTGAAAGTTTACTCATCCGTCAATACGACCGATGATTCCTTGAGGATTCCAGTTGCTGGTTGAGTCGTTGCCAATCGACGACTTTGTACTTCCCTCAACCTTTGCTCCTGTTAATGCTCCGTACTTACTTCCCGATTGTGAAAGCGGATACCCGCAGTCATAACAGCGAGGTGCTGCATTTTGAACAGCCATGTAGTTTGTAGACCCACACTCAGGACAAGAGTCAATCTGCTTTGCACTCTGTGCTCGTGTTTCAGGTGCTTGAGGTTGTGGAGGTGTGTACCTAGTCATTGGTTGTTGTGATGGAGGCATGGGAGGTGACACATCCCTGCGAGGTTGTGGGGCGTTATTCTGTAACTTCTTTGCCCACCAATCAGCGTTTGACATTTGGTCTCCTTGGTCCGACTGTTAGTAATCCTATATCAACCATCTGTGCAATGCACCCAACGACAGCAGCGAGTGTCATGTCTTGGTTTCGAGATTGATATAGTTCCCAAAAATCATCTGGAACCTCTACCTCCGTACGCATTGCTTTGGCTTTTTCTAACTCTGCCATGGCTTTTGAGATTGAATAAGTTTGAGTCAAAATAAGTGGAATCAAGTGCTCAATCTTCTGCACACGCTTATCACTGTCCTGTTGTTCCATTTCAGCAACTTCATCGCTTACTGCGGTAGTGCCAGCAATAACACTTAACGAGAAAGCGTCTTGAAGTTGAGAGTCAAGAAATAAACCTCGAACTCTGTACATAACTTCTGCAGCAAACCTATCCCCATCAAACTCAAACTTCTTTTTACGCTTAAACCAACTCATTTTGCTTCTCCCCATTTCTGGACAATGTGTGTGTCAGCAATCAACGGGACAAGCATGTCTGGAAGTTTTACGCCTTCCATAGACTCTCGAATTGCTGCAGCCGTTTCATCGGCTAAGTGGTCTGGTGCAATTGTGACCAGTTCGTCGTGTACAGTCAAGAGTACGTTGACGGTTGGCTCATTAACAAAGCAAGAATGGGCTCTAACCATTGCGAGTTTAATGAGGTCGGCAGCAGAGCCTTGGATTACCGTATTAAAGGCTTGGCGTTCTGCACGAGACTTGGGTCCAATATCTGGACTGGTCAACTCAGGGATATATCTGCGTCGTCCAAGAACTGTCGAGACATAGGGTAATGGACGCTGTTGACGTGCAATACGAATGACTCGATTTCGATAGTTGTTGATGGAAGCAAACTTGTCATTAAACAAATCCATCAACTGATGTGCTTCTTTAACTGTACAACCAATTTGGTCTGCAATCTTCTCAGGACCAACGCCGTAAGCAATTGCAAGCACCAAGACTTTTCCAGCACGACGATTAACTCCCATACGGTCACCAATCGTGGTGTAGATGTCTCCTCCCTCAAGGTAGTTCTTGATGAATGCGGGGTCTTGAGAAAACGAAGCGATGATGCGTGGCTCAATCTGTGAGTAGTCAGCCACGATTAACTTATGTCCTGGAGGTGCAATAAAGAGGTTACGAATTAACTTCCCATACTCTCCTTGCGATGGAATGTTCTGTAGATTTGGTTCGCTACTAGAGAATCGACCAGTCTCTGCACCATAAGATTTAAAGTTTGTGTGGACTTTCCCGTTTACTAAAAGACTTTGACGATTAACCATCTTTGATTTACCGCCAGTAGTTCTTTTAACTTCCCCACCTGCGTACGGAGTTACATACGTTGTCATCAACTTATTTAAGTCTTGGTAACGCATGATGGCTCCTACCAATGGGTCTTTTTCACGGTAGTAATCTAAGGCTTCAGAACTTACAGAATAATGTTGAATCTGAACCTCTTCGCCCTTCTTCATTGCTTCTAGTCCTTTTGGAGTTAAAGCAATCTTGATAGTTTTATTTGGGCGAATTCCTCGACCACCCTCAGACTTAGGGGTAAAAAGAATCTTCTGCTTCTCAGGGATTGAGTTCATGTGAAACTCTTTTCCTGCAATTTTATACGCCTCTGCTGTAACTGCTACGAGGTCTTTTTCAATCTTGTTCTTTAAGCGGTCAAGTTCTTCTGTGTCGATGAATGCGCCTGTAGTTTCCATGTCTGCCAAGACAAGAAGCAAGTCCATCTCTAATCGCCATACAGTTGTCATTCCACGTTCTTTTAGGCGAACGTTGTAAATCTTGTATAACTCCCACGTTGATTCAGCATCGATACCTGCATACTTTGCAACATCGCTAAATGCGTGCTTTTCTACAGCGTGACCAATTCCTTTGACGACAACTTTTCCTAGTTCACGCTTTGCACAGTCGTCAAGACCCAGCATGTTTTTTGTGCGGTTATCGAGAATAAATGCTGCAACTAACGTATCAAAGTATGGTTTGGTGGGTACGACTCCGCGATAGTACTTAGCAACTGCTTTGAGGTCGAACTTAATGTTGTGTCCGACTTTGGTTTGGTTACCAAACAATAGAGGCTTGAGTGCTTTAAACACATCCCCTGGGAGGAGTTGGTCGGGAGCAGTATCGAAAACTGGTGTCCAACTATCTTCGCGTTTTGAGTAATCCTGTTCACGTATCTCTTTTCCTTCTTCTAAACGTTTTTGACCTGATGCAAGCAAAGGTTTTTCCCAACGAATAAATTCACCATTTGGGTGACCCATAGGGATAACGTCAACACGTCCTTCTGTTGCAAAAGCAATCCATGTAACTTTGTTGAGCATCGGATGTACTCGTGCAAAGTCATCGTCTCCAACAGTTTCAACGTCAAATGCAAATGCGGGTTGTTGTTTGTAGTACTCAACAAATTCTTCGAGTTGCTCTTTTGTTGTAATGATATTCATTGTGCTCCTAAAGTGGGGTGGCGAGGGGCTTGGGAAATAAGGATAAAAACCAAGCCCCTCACCTAGATGGGACAGTTACTTTGACGGACTAAGCAACCGAACGAGCAATTTCGAGCAATTCGGAACGAGGTGTATCCCAAATTACATCTGGCGTGAAGGGGGTCGCCTTTGCTACAAGTTCCTCAACCTGAGCAGGGTCAAGGTCCCAATCCTCTGCCAAGTCAGTTGGACGAACACGCTCTAATGAGTATGTGGTCTGAGGACCTGTACCCATACGTGCAATTGAATAGTAGAACTTATTCAACGGACCACGCTTGGTGTCTTCGTGTGCTGCCTTGATTTGACGGAACAGGGTAGGAGGTGCAGTAAGAATCATCGTCTTTGGTTCTTCCCCACTCAAGACAAGAACTGTAAACGCAAACTTACCTCGTGGCTTATCTCCAAGGATGTCGCATAGTGGGCAACCATCCTCATCAGAATCAGCGATGCAAACGAATGAACGCTTGCCTGAAGAACGGTCAATCCAATGCTGTTCGTAGGCACGGAAAGGTCCGTCACCAATGAACTTGATTAGTTGTGACTCTTCAGAGAATTTGAAGTCATTTGGATACTCACCGTCTTTGACAGTTGACTTCAGGATTTTTGAGGCTGCATCCCATCCAGACTGAACGGTTGTGCCTACTTTAGGTGTTGCATTTTCGTCGTCTGCATCCAAATATGAATCTGCATTGACGTTAGGTGCTGAGATTGACATGTTTCTTCTTTCGGTAATGAGGCTTTCGCTCTCGGTTGGTAGTGAGGTCTATTGACTCTCGTTAGCAACGGACTCCTTCCAACGCGAAACAATCGCATCGGTTAGGTCTGTGTGCTGAGACCATTCTACACGAGCAGTGCCCAAAAGACCTCTTCTTGAGAACTCTTCGATAGCAATTTCTATCAGTGCTCTTGTGTAAACACGGTTTCCGCTTACTTTCTGACCGTTTAAGGTCTTGGAACGTAAGCGATAAGGGGCTCTTGGTAGATACCCTTTCTTTTCCCACGAACGGATACTGATGATGCTCTTTTCAAGAGCCTTCGCCATAGAACCAATCGTGAAAACTTCAGTTTCTTTTCCGCCTAATGTTTTGATAATTGGGTTTGCATCCCAAGAATCTTCTTCAACTACGCGACGTTTTTTTGCCGTGGGTGAATCGCTTCTGCGCTTTTGCTTTGACCCTGGTTTGTATTCAAGGTCGGCAAATGCAGCAAGAATCTCATCATCGCCACGTAGTCCCGTCATTGTTACTCAGACGCAATCGCAATCGCTTGCTTTAGTGCTTTTGACCAAATCTCATACTCAACTGCTTTATTAGTGTCGCCTTTTTTCAAAGCGTTAATAATAAGTTCAAGATGAGCCACATACTCAGTTGTTAAATCAGCAATAATTTTTGCACGAACATTTGAGCCAGTTGGAAATGTAGCAACCTTTGATTCTTCAGAAGAAGGAACTGCTTTTGGCTTTGGCTTTGGGTCCCATTGCTTATCGTGTGATGGAATTGCCATGGTTACTTCTTACTCAATGTAAGTGCCCAAACAATTTTTGCTGGGAACATCTCA